CATGTGCGACAGATGTGGTAATGGTCACAACATTGCTTGTACGTTGTGCAAAAGTAATAGGTATGTTGGAATCCAGATCCGTATTAAACTCAAACGCGGTATCCCCATCCCTGAACAAGATTAACTTATCGTTAGCCATTACCATGTTGGCTTGGTCTGTAACATATTCAGAGTTTGGGTAGGCAATGTTGTAGTTTGCCCCGCTGCCATCTAGAGCCTGTACAATAACACGGTTATTCACGGCAATGGCAAAGTATTCCTGTTCTGTGCTAAGGTCCACAAATGATGTAGTACCATAAACGCCGGTAACAGCACTATCGTTTAAACTTGGTGGAGTACCGTTATCATCAAGATTAAATGGTAGCGTAGTATCAACGGTTTGAATCTGCTGTGCCTTAAAGAAAACCGCCATACCTTTGCGCGGCCTCCAGCACATATCCTTATCCATACGTCCATTCTGGCTGTAATACACATTACCAGCTTGCAGCAATTCTGGATTTACACGCCCAACCATACGCTGGAAACCACGGTCTCCATCGCTAACGTGTACATCATCCAATCTGCCAAATGTACGATATGTTGCCACTAATACTTACCCTTCCTGCTTTTGGGAGAACTCTTTGTACTGCCGCCGGGACCAGCCCACAGATCCTTGCAAGCCCAGTAACCAGCACTTAGCTTGCTCTTCTTTTCGGAACACTTGTGCCGAGCACGGAAGCTTTTACGCGCGGCATCAGAATAGTTGTGCCCATAACCTTCTGCACCGTAGTGAATCAGCTTGCGCTTGCCATCCTCGCAGGCCATAACCATGCGCTTTTTACCTTCACGGCTGGAAGGGCGCGGCTTATTACACGGCATATCTTTCCTACTTGCCATTACGCTTTGACCTTTCTTTTAGAATAGCCAGATGCAACTTTCCTCTTACCGTCCAAGCCCGGCTTCTTTCCCTTGCAAACTTGTACAGCATACCCATTAGCATAGGCGGATGGGTATACCTTATACTTGGCTTTTGCGGCGGCTTTTCCACGTTTACAAAGTTTCATATGTCCTTCAAAATAAGTTCAAACCCAACAGAAACATCTGCTGCCTGTCCTAATCCCAATGCCATAAAACCAACATCACACGGACCTTCTAGCCCGTTAATTGGAGATGCTGGGTTAAATTCGGCAAACCCTGCAACACCTGGGAACTCACCAATCACTTCCATTGCTGTGTAAGTAGGTCCGGTTTCAAGAATGTTGCCCCGCTTAAACATCGCAATGTTGGCAGTTTTGTTGCTGTCCACCGTCATACTCATGTACTCGATAAACCCTTTTTTACCAGATGGTATTGTGTAAACTCCAATCTGGGTAGTTCCTTTCGGGAAATTGGTATCCGAAATTTCTCCAACGGTTACACCTGTATTTGTTTTTATGCTGATCTTACCGGCATGACTTGCTGAAGTAGAAGTTGCATAGGTTCCAGATGCGCTCACATACGCCCTTAAAAGGCGAATAAAGCTGTTTGACGTTGCAGATGAATTGGATGTACCAGCAGTATCCAGGGCTTCTGTTATGATGGCTCCAGAAGAGTTTATGCCTACCAATGTAATTTCTTTTGCACCCGTTCCCGCTTCATCATCATTAGCATCATCCGAAACAACATACAATGTTGTTGCCCCAGCTACCTGTGGTGTCCAAAATATGCCACCCTGACTTACCGGCTCAAATGCCCCAGTGCCCACATCTACATTCCTGCCAAACACAAACTCTACGGATGCCCCGCGTATTTTGCCATCAGCCAAACGATAATGCCAATCATCCGGTATCGGAGTTGGCACAATACGGGAACGTATTATTGGGTCATATTTTGCCATCTATTTACGCAGAGACTTGTATATCTGAACGGCCATGTATGCCGCTGTTAACACGGCAACAACCAAACTAGCAACCTGGTTGACGGTAGCCAAGTTCCAAGAAGTAAAAGCACCCATCAATCCAAGCCCGGATTTTACCATAGTCTCAATTACCATGTCGTTGTCGTTCATCGTTTAAGGGTTGGGGTAAAATAGGTTGCCAAGATCATGCTCATGAAAGGGAGCATGGCCCAAACTATGGAACCCGTACTGACAGACAATCCACCCACACCGGGCTTTCCTTGAAAATCGAGGAGGCCCAATATGGACATTGACCATCCGTCAGCAATGTTGGGGATGTGGATAATGGTTGTGGGGAATAATGCCCAGATGACGGCGATGGCACAGAAGGTCCAGCAGATGGAGAGTGCGAGCATCCGGCGAGTCCAAGAGCTAAACCCACCAGTATCATGCTCCAGTATGGTTTGCCGTGCTTCATTCTGTTTGCCAAGTTCTGCTAACCGTATCTCAGCTTGCGCCGCTGCCTGTGCCTTCTTTGCATCTGCCCGTGCTTGCACTAGTGACATAAGTACTTTGACCGCAGCACCCATTGCGCCGCCGCCTAGCGTGCCTGTAATAGTCGCTGCAAGCTCCGGTGTCATTATTCATGCACAGGTATTTGTTCTTCCGTAAATACCAACTCGCCTTCAGTTGATTCCTCGCCTTCAACCTCGCTTGGTACTATGTATGCCACGGTCAGGGTTTCAGCGTCAAAGCTGACAAACTCGGCATTTGCTGGAAACGTATCTGGATCGTGCGGGTAAACAACCTCGCCACCAGCCACGGGGAAAATGAATCCTTCAAGGTTTATTCTCATTGTGCTATTTGTTTGTAATTTATTTGTACGTCTACGTCAGAAAGACTGGATGGTGCTGTAACGGTTCCCAAAGTTTGGTGATTGGAACCATCGCTGCGCTGAATCTGCAAATCGCTACCAGATGGGTTTAACCGAATTCTGTAATCGTTTAGAGTTTGGGCAGAATTAGTTAGATCCACATAACATTGTTCTGATAGTACATTAGAAACAATGGAGTTTTCTGGCAAAATAGAATCAGCCCTAAGCATATACATTGCGCTAGAAGCATTTGCTGCTTTAACTCTAACCTTTCCATTTGCCTTTGGAACTAAATGAGTAACTCCGGTAAGACTAGCTAAAGCATCAAAATGATTGCTACTTCTATCATGAAACTGATAACCTATGCCCTCGTCTAGTGGTAAGTCGGCGATGGCTCCGATTTGTTCAACTTCAATTGCCCTGATTGCTATGTAATCTGTGCTATTGCCTGCTATTGTAGTGCTTCCACCATCTCTTAATACAAAATAAAGTTGTGGAAATGTTGGGAAAGTATCTTCTATTGAAATATCCACCCAACTTCCAATAGTAGTAACTAATTGTACAAATTTTCCACTTGCTTCTACTCTAACTTGATCGACAACCGTATTGGTGTTTGGGATATACAATTGGCATTTAAGTCTTCCATTTTTATTAACTGTTCCAAGGATTGACTTGTATGCTTGTTTAAGTCCAGTTGTGCCATCCACGGTAAAAACATAACACCCTGTTTTTCCGTCAATGGTTTGGTTAAAAGTAGATGTCCCACCCCCTTCGGTCCAACCATCATCGTTAGCAGAAAAATCACTTTCATATAGTAACGTAGGGTTTCCCCACCGATCTGCCACGGCCACCACTCCAGTTTCATACAAATCTGCAACTTCTGCCGCGCTTAAGGCACGGTTAAAGATGCGAAAATTATTGATTGCTGCTTGGTATAAATTATTGCTGGCTGATTTTCCGATTTTAACATATACGGCTAAAGTATCATCAAAACTTCCTGTTGCACCTAACGAAACGTTACCAGCTCCAAAAGATATCCCATCACGGTATAGTGTTATTGATGGCGTGGCTCCAGTATAATCCAAAACAACAGCAAATGAATGCCAATTTCCATCTATTGCGTTGTTCCAGTCAATTGCATAATGTCCTGAAAAAGAAGAATCCTGCCTTAGCAAAACCTGTAATTTGGTTGTGTTTTCGATTAACTGAATTGCCAAACCTCCTTGCTCACTCGTATCAGAATAACTTTTTGAATAAACAATTTGCCGAAGAGTTTCTTGTTTTGCATTTCCATTCCAAGTGTAAGTTAGGACATTATTCTTTTGTAAGAATGGTGCAGCCGATCCAGCATTGCTTGCAAGTTGAATTAAACCATTAACGCCATCTAACTTCACCCCACCCGCAGTTTCTTTTGTCGCAACCTTGGCATCTACTTCGGAATCACTATACACTTCCAGATTTGTTCTTGCCCCGGAAGCCGTGCTAGAACCAGTCCCACCATCCGCTACCGCCAAATCAGTAATGCCGGTTATGCTACCACCAGTAATGTTTACGTTATTAGAATTTTGCGTAACAATCGTTCCATAACCTACGTTAGTCCGCATAGCAGATTGATTTGCAGACTGCATGAACGTATCAACATCACTGGAAACTATAATATCTGCCATTGGTATCCTATGTAATTTATCGTGCTACCTGCTCGTAATGGACTTCAACATCGACATCAGATAAACTGGATGGTGCTGTTACTGTGCCAAGCGTTGCATGATTTGAGCCGTCGCTGCGCTGGATCTGTAAGTCACTGCCAGACGGATTCAAACGGATGCGGTAATCGTCTAAGACTTGTGCAGAGTTGGTTAGGTCAACATAGCACTGTTCCGAAAGTACGTTGGAGATAATGCTGTCCGTTGGAAGGATGCTATCGGCCCTGAGCATGTACATGGCACTGGATGCGTCTGCGGCTTTTACCCGTACCTTACCCTCTGTTTTCGGAACCAAATGCGTGACGCCCGTGGTGCTGGCCAGCGCATCGAAATGGTTGCTGCTGCGGTCGTGGAATTGGTAGCCGATGCCCTCATCCAATGGTAGGTCGGCGATGCAGCCCTTGCGAGTAATGCGAACATTTCTTACATAAAAAGTATCACCATCGCTCGCTGCCGTAAATGAAGATGTTGAACCAGATGAATCTATTCCAGTAATAGTAAAGGTTGCACTTGAATTTAAATTAGTAATGTTTCTCTCAAGGGATACCCATTGATCTGTCAATGCTGTGCGTGATGATGCTTCGCTGTCAGCATTAGCACTGCCAGGATTAATAAAACCAACTTCAACAATTTCAGTATTAGTTCCAAGCAAATAAACATCATACTCAACTTTGTATGTGTTTCTTTGAAGCAAAAACCCTCCTTTTTGAGTTCCTTTAAATCCAGTACTTGAATTTGCAACAACTCTCAAGTTATCGTCTTCTCCTCCGATTGAATCAATGTTTCCAGTAAGTACTGTACCAAGTGCGGAAAAACTATCCGTGTTTACGCTAAAGTCGCTGGTGTAAGTGTTGCCCTCTGCTCCATCACCCCACCGATCCGCAACCGCAACCGTGCCGCTCTCGTACAGCTCGGCAACCTCGGCGGCGGATAAGGCTCGGTTGAAGATGCGAAGGTCAGACAGCATTCCAACCGTAGCATTGGAATCGCTAACGGCTCCCTTTCCACCAAAATAAGCATTAAGCAAAGATGAATCAGTCGAACGGCTTCCAGATGTCGCCTGTACTAATGTTGCAGTTTGTTCATCACCATCAACCCAGCATTTAATTACTGGATCAGTTGCAGTTGTATCAATTTGAAGTACATAATGACGCTTATTGCCATTAGCAACATTTAGAAAATTAACAGCATAATGTAAGCTTGATCCAGCCGCTTGCCTAAATTGAATCCTTAAATCTCCAGAATTTGCAAGTAAAGCAATGTTTAATCCGCCAGTTGTTGTTCCACCAGATGCTTCAGTGGAAACAAATAAATACTGAACAAAAGTCTGTTGCTGTATGTCACTATAAAACGAATAAGTTTTAATAGTATCTTCAAGATAAAATAAATCCACGGGTAAAGTGCTGCTTCCATTTGTACCTTGAAAATAAACCCCACCCGCTACGGCCTTCGTCGCAACCTTGGCATCAACATCGGCATCGCTGTATACCTCTAGGTTCGTTCGTGCCGCCGATGCCGTGCTTGCTCCCGTGCCGCCATCAGCAACAGCCAAGTCCGTAATGCCCGTAACGCTGCCGCCCGTGATGCTAACGTTATTGGCGTTCTGCGTGGCAATAGTACCCGCACCAATGTTTGTACGCATTGCCGCCTGATTGGCACTCTGCATGAAAGTGTGTACATCACTCGTTACTGTAACATCTGCCATCTTATTGTCCTGTCTTTATGGTATAAAGTAAAATGATTCCCCGTCAGGTCGGTAATAAATATCTATCCCATTTGGTTGGTAATAGTTCCCAACAGTCTCAAGAATCCCGTAGGCAAAGTCCTGCGTCCGCGTATCGTACAAAGAGCAGTCAAACACATTTACCGTGTGCAAGTTGGTCTCAAACACGTTCGGTTCGCTTAACCCGCTCCTGTTGAAATCGGACATCCTTAACGATAATTCAGTTCTTGGACTTCAAGCACGGCATCCGTAGTGCTTTCACGGATTACCCGCGCACTCAGAAACAAGTCTCGCGGCCAATATGCCATCGTTCCCAACGGATAATCAAATCCTTTGGTACTCGTTGGATCTGTTGCCCCGTCAAACGTTACCCGAATGGAAGCACCAGTAACCTGTACCAATACATGGGTAGCACTAGCATTCAAGGTAAAGCTGCCCAACGCCTGAATCGTGTTAGCGGTGTTGCTAACCGTTACTTGCTTGTGGGTTGTCCCAGGTTGCGCTAAAGCCTGCGCTGGCGTATTAACAATGCGTGAGTTTGCCATATCTATCGTTGTTGTTTGTTAAGATGCGTGGAATACCTTACCGAGAAAAGGTTCCTGTTATTCTTCTGTTCCAGTCGAAAAAGCTCACTATCCAATGAACGCCGTGCCTCAGCATGATACACTGCCGCATTCTCAGTCTGTCCATCTCCAGTGTAGAAATCTGCCAATGCCGTGAATAGCATGAAGTCCAGAAACTCCTGCGGAATATCCGTGCTTTCCTCCGTAAACGCCGGATTGTAAGCCTTCTTGTACGTCACATACACACTAGTAGCACCATCATCTATGTAGACAATGTTTGCACCGGCAGACGTAACATAGAACCTGTACTCATGCGCGGCTAACTGGTCATAGGCATCCGTTTTATGGATGCGGATAAACTCTCCAATATCATCCTTCGTATTCTGCGTAAACGGAACCACCGCATTGGTACAGGTACGTTCTTCTGATACTACCAAAAATCGCGGCCACATATCCGATTCATGATAGGCATTCAATGCTGCCCGGTTAAACGAGTTTACCAAAAAGAAACTATCAGAAGCCGTTAAGGTTTCCAAGCCAGCAAGTGCCTGGAACTTTCGTGAAGCGTCAGTGTATGTAACATCTTGTGGCATTATTGTTTAACTTACTGGACATTGTTATCCATCATAGCACCGCTATTGATTGGATTTCCCCCTGCCTGCAAGTTATGCCTGCGGAATTGCGTCATTGGACGGTACTGCAAAACATCATGGCGGAACTGGCGACCTTGGTTGCGAACCTTGTCAATCTCATTACGCAGAATCAACTCTGCGTTTTGGTCTTCAACTTGGGCTTTTTCGGTCTGCCCATCACCCCGTAGGAAATCAGCATAAGCACCAAATGCAGCATATTCAAAAAATTGGTAAGGAACAACCGAACTGTCATTTGATTCATCTCCTATAAAACCGCTAGTGCTACTATCGGATGCTTTAATTACCGCAACAAGATCCTTGCGATATGTTACAAAAACAGATACCGAATCTAATGCCGCGCCAGTATTAACAATAGTTACAGCAGGATTGCCATTACTATCTAATGAAGAAATAAATGTGTATTCCTCGGGGTAACGTGTCGTAAATGGATTGGCCTTGTGAATCCTAAACACAACATTTGCATCACTTGCTAATACTGCACCCGATCCTCCACTTACGTTGTAGGTTTGGATTTGATTGCCATCTGCAGTTGTAAGACTTACGCTTTCACCAATAACCGTAAAATCTGGCCAAGGATACCGCTCATAAGCTGTGCGGATACGGCGATTGACACTTTGCCGAAGAAATGAAGCATCAGTTGTTTCCAATGCCTGAAGTCCGGCAATAGACTTAAACCTTTCCACAAGGTTAAGATAAGTATCTTTGGGGTATAAAGCTGGCATAGGTTAAATTCTGGATGTTGAAAGGTGCGGAAACTTCTTCTGAAAATACTTCATAAACTCTCGGCTGTGTACTTGGTCGTGCCCATACTTCCGAACCAAGTTAAAAAACTCCCAAGCGGGAATCTCGGCAACATGTTTCCCTAACGGGGTAGTCTTGCCTCCTTTGTATTGCTTTGCTTCTTGTGCCGCGGCAGCAACACGCTTTTCCTCCATAGCTTCCTTCAACTGGATACCGCTGCGGATCTCACGCTCCAATGCACGATTCGCCACATCATCGCTCCACTTGGGTTTAGCTATTTCAATATAGGGCATAAATTGAAATAAGGGGATGCCCCGGGGTAGAACCGGGACATCACCCTAAATAAGATTAAGCAAACTTGCCAAGGTCCACAATACGCAGACCAATAACAACTTCACCCGCCGTCAAGCTGGCCGTCGTACCATTCACTTCCAAGAGGATATTCTCGGCAGTGTTGGAACCATCAACAGCTTGGACGTATCCAGTCGTGAACGCATCACCCGTGTTAAACACAGGGGCACTCATACCATCAACATCTAAAGCATTGATATATTCA